TTCTGTAAAAAATATGATAATAGCGTTTAATGGTCAAATGTGGCCTTCAAGGTTGATTGGGTTTAGTGTTGGAGCAGTTGTTTTTACATGGTTAAGTTGGTTAATTTTTAAAGAACCATTAACATTGAAAACCATAGTTTGTTTGATTTTAGCGATAGGAATTTTAATAATACAATTATTTTGGAAATAGAATGGAAAATAAAGAACAGGTAAACCATCCAGAACATTATGGAGGAAAAAATAATGAATACGAAGCCATCAAGGTTATTGATGCTTGGGATTTGGGATTTAGTTTAGGAAATACAGTAAAATATATATCACGTGCAGGAAAAAAAAGAAAAGACAAAGAACTTGAAGACCTCAGAAAAGCCCTTTGGTACCTTCAACACCACATCGAAACGCTTGAAAAAGAAAACAGGTCTTGATAAAGAAATAAATGTTTGGGACGCTCTTACAACACCAAACGAATTATTAAGAGAAACCCTTATAAATTTTATGTGGGGATTTTTAGGTAATTCAATAGTAGTTTTTGCGGCAAAAGAACTGGACTTTATGGTTTTAATTAACTATATTGTTTATTACGTATTGATTTCTTACATTGTTAATAGAAAAAAATATGAAACCATGTTAGGTAAATTTGTTGTCCTACCTGGTTCGGCGGCGGCAGGGGCATTTACAGGATATAAATTAGCACAAATAATAGCGGAATTGGTATGAAAATTAAAAAAAACATAGAAAGAAGATATAGAATTATTGCGGGATGTATAATTTTATTTTGGTTAATGATGACATGGGTTTTAGTTAGTGAAGTAATAAAAATGATATTTTAAGATGATAGAAACAGGAAGAATAATTAATGGAGATTGTATTGAGGTAATGAAGACATTACCGGAAGGGTGTATTGATTTGGTTGTTACAAGCCCACCTTATGGTGTGGGAATTGATTATGACGTACATGAAGATGATGTTGAGTTCACAGAGTATGTTGAATTTGCTAAGTCTTGGTTGTCTGAAACATATAGATTATTAAAAGACGATGGGCGTATAGCCTTAAACATCCCCTATGAAATCAACAGACAAAAAAAAGGTGGTCGTATCTTTTTTGTATCAGAAATGTGGCAGATTATGAAAGAAATCGGTTTTGGTTTCTTTGGTATTGTCGATTTAGAAGAACAATCACCACATAGAAGTAAAACTACCGCTTGGGGTTCTTGGATGAGCCCATCATCACCTTACATCTACAACCCAAAAGAGTGTGTTATTTTAGCATATAAAAAACATCATATTAAAAAAGTTAAAGGAGAACCGCAATGGAAGGGGGTTCCTACTGAGGTTGAAAATAAAGATGGTATAGTAAGAACTAAAAATGTTTATGAAGAACAGGATAAGAAAGAGTTTATGGAGCTTGTGTTTGGTCAGTGGAATTACTTTGCAGATACTAAATCACTCACCAAGGCAACGTTCTCGATGGACATTCCAACCAAAGCGATTAAAATACTATCCTACAAGAACGATATAGTTATGGACCCATTCGCTGGTAGTGGTACTAGTTTAGTAGCCGCACAAATACTTGACCGAAGATGGTTGGGAATAGAACTAAGTGAAAATTATACAAATATTGCAAGAACAAGAGTTGAATACTTCAAAACATTAGAAACTCTACAAGAAACCCCACCATTATAGTGGGGATTTTTGTTTTATAGTATATTTATTGTTATGAATACAATCCTCAACGAACAAATTTTAAGAATTAAACAAGTCATGGGAATTTGTGAAACCAAAGAAGAGGATAAAAAAATTATAGATAATTGGTTTGAATATGTTAAAAATACATCACATGAGGATGCTGTAAATCAAATGTATAATGGGGGAAAATATTTAAAATTAAGACAAGAATCTATTGATGCTGGGGAAAGAATTTTTGTTTATGAAAAAATAGAAGAAGCCAAGTCCATTGATGAATTAATAAATTTATTTACAAGAGACTTCAAGTTTATAGATTATGTACGTAAACATTTTTGGGGAACTGGAAATCAACGGTACTTGGAAATGAAACAAGCGTTATGTCTTCTTAATGGGGGGTCTGAAAATCAATGTTATGATTTAGATTTGCGTTCTGATTTACTACCCTATGATAAACCCATAAATTGGGACAAAGTAAATAAAATTGTTGACGAAATACCAGGACTAAAAGAAAGGGTTTATAGATTAAAAAGAATAGCTAGTGCGAATAAAATAACCTCAAATTTTGAAACTAATCAACCAAACATCAAAAAAAACGAACCAACAAGCGGTCCTGACCAATACATATCAAAATTAAACTACAGTGATGTTGGATTTAATACCGCAGAACCCAGTGAAAGTATGAAAAAATACGCCGAAGCATTATCAAAAGAAAACCCAAATGAAATTGAATCGTTAGTAAATAATTTAGTTGACAGGTTCAAAAATTTGATGACAACCAAAGTAAATAAAGAAATAAGCGCTGCGGGTATGAGTAAAAGTTGGGCATATTGGGATATTGGTAAACAACTTTATTTTTATAATAATCCTGAAGAAAGTAATTACAGACTTGGAAATCCTCTAACTGACAAATGGATACAACAAAGTATTATTAACAGAATGATTGGTTGGGAAGTTACAAATGGAGGAAAAAAACAAAATGGCGATAAATATTCTTCTGAAGAATTAACAAATATTGGAGAAACTTATTTATGAAAATTATTATAACTGAAAGTCAATTTAGAATGATGATTAAAGAATCAGGTATTAGAGATATTAATGATATAGCAAAAAGATACCCAAAAGCTAAAATTTATTTTCATCAAGACTTAGATGGTGTAACAACGGCAATAGCCATGAAAAACTATTTGGAACAAAACGGTATTGATGTTGTTGATTGTGAAGTAATACAGTATGGCTCAAAAGAATTTGCAATAAAAAAACCTGAAGGTGAAGGAAACATTATGCCGGTGTTAGTTGATTTTGCACACGGTAAACCAATGTTTGTTATTCATACAGACCATCACGATAGTCAATCCGGTGTCGAAGACGATACTGCGACAAGTTTTAAACACGCAAGGTCCAATGTTGAAACAATTTCTCAAACAATTTCACCAAAAGATTTATTTAAAGACGAAGATTTATATCTAATATCGACAGTCGATTCGGCAAACTTTGCTGTAAATCAAATAACTCCAGAAATGGTAATGAATTTTGTTTTTAAGTATGACAAATATGAAAGTGTTAAAAGAAATAAAATGATGATGGGGCTTGTCGTTAATAAACTTCTTTTATCGTATAAAAATGATAAGGTTAATGGTAGAAATTTTCTTGAATATTTAGTAATGAACTGCGAACCATCACTTGAAAATTTATATAATACAATAACAAAAATTGCAAAAGAACAAGGATATGCCACGGTTGAAACTATGACACAAAATCAAGAAAAATTCATAGAATCAAGAAAGAAAGAAGGGGCAATAGAAAAAACAGGAAATGTTATTTCACAGTTCGGTCTTGGTAGTATGAGAAAAGGTTCTTATGATAGATATGTACCATTTAGAATACACCCTGACGCAGACTTTTTAGTGACTGGTCTTGGTGGGCAAGTCGGAATGGTTCAAGCATCTTGTAATCCATTTAAAGAAGAAAGGGCACTTAAAGGTATAAACTTAGGTGAAATCAAAGACGAAGTTTTAAATATCTTCAAACCTGAATTAGAAAAAGAAATATTAAGTTTTAGAATTATTAAAAGAATCTCAGAAAGAGAGGCAACACCCGAGTCAGTTGGATTCACATCAAAAGATATGATGGCGTTATATGGTAAAATGCCTTCATTTGATTCTGAAAAACTAACTATTAATGGTTATGACTTTTTGATGGCAAATTCAGGAGGACATAAATGTATTACCAACATATCAGGAATAAACTTCCTATATAGTGGATATGATAAACCATACACTAAAGATTTACCTGAAGAAACATTACCGATTGCAAATTACGAAGGAGATAATAATTTTGTTAAAGACATTAAACAAAAACTTTTAAGATTTAGAAAGTTGTCAGAAAAACAAATTGAAGCGGCTCTTAATCAAATAAGAAGAGAAGGTATAAATTTTGAAGATGAAACAGAAAGTACTCCAAAAAGAACTTATTCGGATTTAGTAAAAGATATGAAAAATACTTTTGTGGATATTTTAAATAAAAAAATTGAAAATAGTTAAAACATTGAGGTTTTAATTTTGTCACCCTCTTTAATGTTTAATTCTTTACAAGTACCACCATTAAGTTCCAAAACAGTATTTCCAAATCCTTCAAACATTTCACAATCTTCCTCATTACCACAAGGAAGACAATTATGATTTATTTTGGTAATCACATTACCGTCAATCATTATTATATCTAAAGGAATAATACAATTGTACATCCAAAAAGTTTGGGTTTTTTTCTCTGGCATCATAAATAACATACCATCAAAATTATTATCAAACTTTTTACCCATCATACCTTTCTGAATTGAATCAGTATTAGCAACGACTTTACAATTAAAAATGTTATCTTTGACTAAAATTTTCACATAATATAAATATTTCAAAAAAATTTAAAAGCAATAAAACTTTTGATAAGCAAAGATATATTTATATTTATCACAAAAAAATCAAAAAATTTTTATTGTAATACGAAGAAATATCAAGAATGAAATCTATGATGAATATTTTTGAAAGTAGTCAGATTCCAACTAATATTTTATTTGAGGGAGAAACTAAAAATACTTTTGGGAAAAAAATTAAAATTATGGGTTTAGATGAAAATTTAATTGGTTATGCGAATGTAGTATCTTTTGATAATGGGTGGGAATTAGATTATGACATACCTAGATTATATGAAGAAAAAAGTTGGTGCAAAAAAAATTGTGATGAAAACTTTTTTAATAGGGACAATAGCACACACATTTACGATGTATATGTAAATGAAAATTTTAGAGGAAATGGTTTTGGAAAACAAATTATGAATTTGGCTCACAATGTATCTAAACAGGAAGGATTTAAGTATTGTACTTTAATTACTCATCGAGAAAACAATACCGCACAAAACTTATATAAAAATTTAGGATACGATTTACATTATTCAGATGATGTAAAAGATTTTTATTTTCTTGAATTGTAACTTTTTGTAAACTTAGCTATATTTATATTTATCACAAAAAAATCAAAAAATTTTTATTGTAATGTTTGACAAATCAAAATAATAGTATTAGATTTGTAAAACAATTGGGAAACGACCCATTGTATAAAAAAATTGAAATGTTGATATGAGTGAAGATTTAATCACAATTGTGGAAATTTTTTATTACTACGATGATAAAGGAAGAAAACTTTATACATCTAATGAAGTTTTCGCAAATGTAAGAGCTAAATTCTACGGTACTGAAAAAGTTTTTGTAGAAAATGTTTAAAAAAGTTTGACAGTCTCAAATTAAATACATAAATTTGTAAAAGATTTGAAACTTATAGGTGATGAAAGATACTCAGTATTCAAATCACAGACGTTCTTTGAAATTTAAGATGAACAAATTGTTCAAACAAAATTTAAAAAAAAAGATTAACCCCCTTTTCTTTAAAATTTGTAAAACGAAGAGTTCAATGGGCCGTGTATGGTCCATTAAAATAAACCACGAAAGTGGGATAAAGTGAATCAAAAGTGTAATTGATTTGCGTCTTGGTTGTCTTCGGATAATCGAGGTCGAGTACACAAGCGGGATACTGTTTAACCTTTACTACCGAGGGCAACGCTGTAGGGAAAGTGGTTAAATAATTTGGCGATGTGGGTCGTCAGATTGAGATGGGAACATCGATAGGAATAACCCGTAGGAATATTGCAAAAAATAGGATTATCCAATTTTATTATTGCGTTTTCCAATATAATAGGATACTTAAAACCGAAAGGTATGTTGATGTACAGGTGGTGCTGTTATTGACCTTGACCGACTCCCACCAAGGAGTTAGTTTCGAAGTAGTCTTGAAGTATGGAAATGGGGACATTTCAGAGAGTAGTTGTGTATTCTATTGTTCAAAAGATAATAGAGCCCGTGACGGACCACTACTTTCACAATCCACGACACAAAACTTAATTATTATTAACTATTAATTT